GGTACATGTCATACCGGCCTCGATTCAAAACTATACCGAGAAGCCGCTGAACCGGCAGTGGAAACGGAAAGTTGCAGGTTATGCAAGGGTTTCAACAGATCATGATGAACAGCTTACCAGCTATGAAGCACAGGTGGATTATTATACGCGTTATATCCAGAGCAGAAATAATTGGGAATTTGTCGGGATGTATACGGATGAAGGCATTTCAGCTACGAATACCAAACACCGGAAAGGATTTAAACGGATGATTGATGATGCCATGACGGCTCATGTCTCCATTGTCTTTGCTCG